GACATTGTACTTCTTACCATTACGGGTTACTGATGTTTGGATTATTCGCTTTTTAGTCGGCAATCTGCAGCCTCCCTTCATGTACATAACAACACCCCTGGAGTATAATTATCCCAGAGGTGTATTTTGTGAGTGATTTTGAATGGTACATGCCGCAGGATGAGCTATCTGTCCATGTCGGTATCAATCACCGAATTGGATTAATATATCAGCAGGGTATGATTCCCTCTTTGATCAGGCTTGGTAAAAAACATACCAGACTATTCTGGAAAGAGTGCGGGTTCACATACTACAATCCTAAACCTGGTACTAAGATAAAGTTTGGAAATGCACGATGGAATCCCGAATTAAACTGCTATTGCTATCAGAGTCGCATACCTATTCCGATGAAGTTTAATGACCCGAAAATATACGGCATTGTTGTAGAAGGTGTGCCGAAACCGGAAAAGCAAAGATAAAACCGCTTAACTGTTTATTGCTTTAAGATACGCTTTTCTCACAATATCCTTTTGCTCCAGTGTTAATTTATAATCGTATTTGTCCAGGTCTTGCGGATCAAAGCTGTCTATATCCATAATTTGAAAAGCAACGATTTTCTCTTTGCCCTGGTCTAACAGTTCCATGTCAGCAAAGACCTCGTCCGGTCCTTCTTCTGCCACTCCCACACAATGCTTATAGTCTTCAAAAACTATTAGCAGTGTTCCCGCCGTTTTATCAATTTTTACGGTTCCTTTTTCCATATAATATCACTCTTTCTAATCTTGTCTCTCGGGTAAAGGGCTTTAACAAAATTAACGTAGTGTGCAGGCTGCAACCGCAGGATCAAAACAATCAGTTTTCCCGGTTTATATATTTCTATTGGAGCGTCAAGTTTATCATTATTAGCAATAATTCTTACAGTATCTGCTCGGGCATTGCGCTGTATAATTTCTACGTTTCTTAGTACATCTTTTATAACCTGCTCTACTTTGTCTGAAAACTCAGGGTGTCCTTCAATAATGTGATTCACAGTCTCCTGGCTGATGTGAACATCAGCATCTTTGACACCATAATTCTCTTTAAGAACATTATACACTTCTGATCTCATTGTGCCAATATTTGAGAATACTCTGCTAATTGCGTCTTCAATTGAGCTCGTTGTTGCAGTTGTTATGGAAGAAGTCCTTTCTTCCAATTCCTTCTCCAGTTCTTCAACCTCCTTATCCAGGTCGATATATAGACCGTATGCATGGCGGCAATTATGTGTTATAATTGAATTGGCGATATACCAACCGTCTATAGTTTGGAGGTTGTAAACATGCCCAGAAAAAGCACTAAACTTGATGCTGACGACCTTATCCGTCGTTATGCTTCCGGCGAGTCGCTCTATCAACTCGCGGCCATCTTCCACGTCGGCAAGCAAACCATTAAAACCATCCTTGAAGAGAACGGTGTTCCTATTCGCAATCTTGCCGAAGCAAGAATGAACCGTCGCATCCCTCTGGATAGTGAGGATATTTTGCGCCGGTATCTCGCTGGTGAAACTAAAAAAGCTATTGCTGAAAGTCTTGGGGTCAACCAAGCCACTGTTCAAAGACGTCTTGCAGACTTTGGCGTCACTACAGCCAAGAACCGTTCTGAAGCAATGAAAATCCGCCTTAGCAGAATGACTCCTGAAGAACGGAAGGCTCTTGCTGAGGCTGCTAATAAAGCAGCGCGCGGCAGCAAACGTTCTTTTCAAGAACTGTGCAATAGAGCCAAAGGAGTGCAAGAAAAAGGTTCTCATATTAGCAAAACGGAACGTATACTTGCTGAATGGCTCCTTGAAAGAGGGATTTCTGTCATCCATCAACAAGCCGTTGGTCCATACAACATAGACCTTGGAGCCTACCCCGTCGCCGTGGAAGTCTTTGGGGGAAACTGGCATGCTTCGGGCAGACACGCCGCTAGACTTCCTGAACGTGTCAACTACTTGTTCGATAGGGGCTGGAACGTTCTGATAATATGGGTCAATGCTATCCATCATCCCCTTTTGCCCTGTGTAACGGATGATATTGTCGCCTTCATTAAGCAATCCCGCAGCGACCCAGCCTTTAGGCGTCAATATAGGGTGATTTGGGGTGACGGGCAATTCTATTCCGCTGGCAGTGGTGATGATAACAATCTTGCCCTCATACCATCTGGAAAACGCGGCCAATGGAGCCGGACCACTAACTAATACCCCGGCCGGGAAACAATTCGGGTGAAAGAGTCCGGCAGCCTTTGCCTCTTCCAGTGTCGGGTAGCCTTTTGTTTTCCCCGTGATGCTCAGTATCTTTCCTTGCCACGGCTGGCATAGTTCACAAGCTCCCCGGTGGGTGCTCACTTTCACCAGGTCATGGCCCTGCTCTACTAACCGGTTTGCGGTACCTTGCAGATGGGCTTCTGCTGTTGTAGTCCTCGCTACCATCTCCGTATAAGTCCGCATGTTCCACATCTTGCCAGAACGGTCCTTAAAGCCAGTCACGCCACGCTCTGCTAATTGTTCCCGGTACCGCTTTGCCGTCTGCTTCCAGGTGTCGTAACCAACCACGGACCCGCGGACATTCTCAAGTGCCAGATCTCGATATATGCCATTAACTTGGCGTCCTATTACTTGCATGATGTCCTCAAGCCGCTGATATGCATTCTCAGCCAGCACCTGTGCTGCCTGCTGATGGATAGCTCCGAACCCTTCCATCAGCGATACCCCGGAATCAAGTAGCAAGGTATCAGCTGTGTGCATGCCCATCGAGTAAACCCGAGGGATTGCTTCGCTACACCAAGTCCTATTCCCTTCCCGGAGCTGCTGCAGGATGGCGTCGATATTCCGCTTCATCTGAACCAAATATTCCGTCTTGTTCCCCCTAAGGAGTGCCCGGTTCAGTTGGTCAAGGATTTCCCGCTCTGCTTGCTCATAGAACCTGATCAGGCGGTCAATTTCTGCATCACTTAATTGCCGCGCAGTTTTAGCCATTATTCTTCACCTGCGCCTTCTGATCCTTCTCCTTCGGCGGGCGGTAATTGAATAGACGGTAGTTGCGTATTACTCTGACTCTGTTGTTCACCTTTTATCCTGTCGATTTCCTCCTGCAGAGCGTCACCTTCAAGTCCATACATCCGCCTGAGTGAGCTTTCAAGGCTGGACAATCCTGCTGTATATCTCTGAGTCTCGTTCTGGGTGATTTCGGTATCGTCATCAGGCAAGCCGTCATTCCAGTCAATGTGTATGTCGTCAAGGATAACTGCCCCAGGCATGCCCTGAGCTTTCTCTAATTGAGAAGCCAGCTTTATAACCTTTTTCAGCGCTGGATCGAACCGCATGCGGATTCTGTTGACTTTCGCCAATGGTGCCATCATCAGCCGCCTTAATGCTGTACCTGATTCAGCTAAGCCAGATTTTAACTGACCGAAGGCTGCAGCTGTTGTTTCAGATAGTATATAGAGCTGTTCCATGAGTATTTCAATTTCCTTGAATGCCGAATCGAGCTTTCCGTCCCAAACCACATAACCAGGTGGTTGCTCGTTTTCATCAACAGGAAAGTATTTGCCCCCGGCTCTGAATGTTGACTGTCCCGTCGTTGGATCCTGTTCCAATGCGCTGGCAGGTCCGTACATATTCGGGTCGGCATGTTTGTCGAGGATCCTTGAAATCTGAGCAATGCGTATCTCAAGCTCCTGAATTATGCTGTCGAGATCCGAATAGTCGTCAAGGCCAGTTACACGATCTGTGGTAAGCAGGTTATGTACAGGAACAACCAGGAAGTCATCCACACCGGTTTCTGTTTCCTGGTACTCCAATGCCGAGCCGATGATTCCATTCTCGATTGGATATTTTGCAGTTGTGATTTTGCCCTTTTCGTGTATCTCTGTCTTGAGATATTTCTTTGTGACGGATTTCCCGCGCTCCTGGGTTTCTACCTCGTATGTCCAGGCCAGTACATGGGCAATGATTTCTTTGATGTTGTCAGGAGCAACCACAGGAAACCATACAGCCGGCTGCTGACTTTCAATGATAGCCCTGCGGTCATACCGGACCTTGAATATCCCGTCGCCGTATCGACTGATATCGATTGCAACTTCGTAGGCAATATTGTAGAGACCGTTGTCGTTGATTATGCGATCTACAGTCTGTTGCTCCTGGCTGTCCTGATCACCTGCTTTGATTCGTGGGGGCTCGCCAAGGAGCAGGTCAGAAAATAGTGTCGTCAATCTCTTTGGCCAGTTGAGTATCAATTCAAGCGTGGCCTGTTGATCCTCGCGGAGCAATCTAACCCAATCTTTATAGACCTTTTCGTGCTTCCCCTCGAAAAGCAGTCGATTATTAGCGTATAAATTAAGCCGCTCTGCCTCTGTCGGCGGCGGCCAGGGATTTCCGGGTGCTAAAAATGAAAGACTTGTCAGCATATGTATCACCATCCTGGAGGTTTGTTTACAGGTGCTTTGCGTTTTATCACCATGTCATCTTCAAGTGCGTACCTCGTAGCATCTATCGAATGGTTGTCCTTATCCGGGAACTCGCGCTTAACGTTCCCTTCGCGGTCTGTTTCCAAGGAGTAGTTAATGAATTCCTTTGCGGCAAGTGGGCAACGGACCGGGTCAATAATTATCTGCTCAAGATCCTGCAGGAACTTTATGCCGAACTCAACGGATCCAGGTCCTTTCTTTGCCCCTCTGATCTTCATACCGAAGCTCCGCAATTCATCAATACTCTTAGGCTCAGCGTTATCGGCCGTAGTCCATACATCGTTGTAATATTGTGCCTTCTCCCAGAATTGCCGGTTGAACAAATTTAGGCCGCTGATCTCGGTAAAAATATAAAGCCTTCGGCGCGTCCTGTCATAGTGCATACGCTCAAAGGCCAGAGGATCCACGGCATAACCGAAGTCAAGGCCCTGCTTGATACGGTCGAAAGTCGCAATCTCGCTGTCGGTAATAATTCTGAGTTCAACGTTGTTGAATACCTCAAGCCCTGTTCCGACTTCTTCACCAAGGTATTCATGCCGATAGGCCATTTCGTTTGTATTTTTCAAGTGCTCGGCTTCTGCAATGAACCTTTCACCCAACCAATCCTTCGGCACGTCCAGGTATGTTGAATGATGGACCCTTCGCCCTGGCTTTGGGATTTTAGCTTCCTGGTTGACCCATGCTCGACCGGACTTCGGCGGGTTATAAGAAAAGAATACGACCCGCTTTTTATTTCCCTCACCACGAAGCAGTGATTGCAGGATGTTCCGGATCTCTTCCATGTTTGCGAACTGGTCAAGCTCCTCGAACCAGACATATTTGATATAGCCTTTGCCGAGATTGATTGATTTCATTTTCTTCGGGTTGTCAGCACCTCGGAAGATGATCCTTTGCCCAGTAGGAAGATAAATAATCTGCATTGGGCTGACTTGGAATTTAAAAAGATGGGCTACACCCATCTTTGTTGCGGTCCATTCAAACTGGCCGAACACAGAATCACGGAGCTCATTCTGATAACGGCGAAACACCACCGCATTCGCATCCGGATCCTTCATTATGCCGAGCAATACTTCTGCACTTATAAAAGTCGACTTCGTGGAGCCGCGGCCGCCCTTGCACCAGATCTCATCGTGGAGCTCCGCCTTAAGTTCTTTGTGAAGTCCATAAAACGGCGGAGCGATGATATCAGATAGTCTAATTTCCTGCATCGTTATTGATATCATCCACTATCTTGACGGCCATCTCGGCATTGAGATTCAGCTTGTCGGTGAACATTCCAAGGTGTTTGCCCAGGAGTTCAAGGGCTTTCAGCTTATCACACATTTTGACCTCGCGCTCGACGATGTCACCGTCCTCGCCAGGAATTGTTTTGACTTTTACGCTGGCAATCGCAGCTGTATCTTCCCGGTTAGCTTCGCCGCGGATCGTGGCTTCATCCATGTTGATGACATCAGTCGGGTTAACAAAGGCTACTTTGGCAAGCTCACGAAGCACTCGATCCTGTGTGATTCCGGTTCGGCGGGAGCGCTCGGCCATGGCTTTATCTATGGCATTTTTTACTCTAATTTTCCCTAACAGTATTGAGCCAATCTTGTCGGCATTCTTAACGCTGAAACCCGCGCGAATAGCCGCTTGAGTTGCATTCAAATCGATTAAGTACTCTTCAATAAATCTTTTCTGTTTTTCTGTTAGCCCAGCCACTCTCGCCACCTCCCTCCCTTTTCGGGGTAATAAAAAAGAGCCCGAAGGCTCTTAATTAAATTTATTGAATCAATCTGAAGTAGTTATATAAGCGATATATTCTCGGTTAATAATGTGTGTAATAGTTGTACCATTCATATTGTAGACAACTTTTCTCACTTTAGGACCCTTTTCGTTTTCAAACCAATGAACTAAATCCATTAAATCGCTTTCGGCTATGTTATTGCTGCTTAATCCTATTTCTCTTGCTCCAGCAAAATAAATCATAACTCTAAACATGCAATCATCTCTTTTCACTTCCATAATTCGCCACGAAAGGAGAAAATCCTCTCGCTTCTATAATAAATGTGCTATACAGTTTTATGTCGCACGAGAGAAAATTTGATAATGAACAATCACCTTTCTTCATGTTATGATATAATTTTACATGAAAGGAGGTTTTAGTATGAAGTATTTTGTCAAAAACCTCAAAGTACACAAATATCCAGTTCCTGCTTCATGTAATGTAAAATATGAAGGGCAAACATTACATGATAAGCCTCCAGCTGGATACGAGAAATGCGATAAGTGCTTCCCTGAACTACCCAGATAAAAGCATTCCTCACTACCGGTCAGTTAAATGCTGACCGGTTTTTTAATTGCCAGGCACCACCGAGGAGGTTTGTATGAAGCCTATCGGCAGCGCCCGAGCTTTGAGCAAAAATAAAAGAGCCCTGGTTTTCCAAGGCTCTTATTGAGACAATAATTCTATTATAATCATTATAGCACATTAAACGGACACGTCACGGACACAAAACGGACACAAAACGGACAGAATTAAATTAACAACCTAAAAACATATTCTAAATATGATTTTAAAGTTTCATAAAACTTCTTTACGTTATTAAAATTGAGTACTATTGCTCCAGACGATTTATCGATATTTACTATCTTAGCAACTTCCTCGATTTTTATAACATCATCAATCCTACAATTTGAATGAGCAATTGCATTTCTGACGATCGACCACCTTTTTATATCTTTCCAGCTTTCATGATTTCTTACATTTTCTATGCCTGCAACTTTAATTATGTAATTTGTTGCCCTCTCGATCCCTTTACCCGCAAAGTCATTCAAAGATATATTCAAATGTAGATTTTGTTCAATTTCTTTACATATTCTATTCAATGTGTCCTCTATCAACGAATATATTAATAACACTAAATAATTACACGATAATGGAATATACCAATATTTTGTTTTAGCTTGATTCTGTATTTGCTCAGCTATTTTCTTAAAATCAAAATCTTTATAATCTACGTCTTCCGCCCAATCCTTCCCATGCTCTTGAAATTTCTGATCAAGAAACTCAATTAAACTTATTATTCCTTCAAATTTACCTCTGACTTCAGATAATAATGAGCTATAAGGCATTTATATCCACCCCTTATTCCTGTATTTTACCATATGTAATTACTATATCATACTCACCTGTAACTCTGCCGCCTGAGCTCGTACCCATGGCTCATACTCATCAAAACTGCAGACTTTATATATTCTTCCATTCACCCAGCGAGTAAAATGTCGCTGCTTTTCTGATTTAAACTGCTTATTATATGGCATAACGTACGGATCAACTCCCAATTCGTTCAGCTTTTGGAATCTATACATGTCCTCTTCAAAGGTCGTATTAAATCCGGTTAACATAAAGCACATATGTTTCCAGGGCTTTATATGCTGAGCCAATAAATTTATACCTCGAATAACCTGATCTTCAAATTCCATGAGGTCCCAAGCATAGTGGAGACTTCTCAATAGTTTGACTTCGCTTAGCGCTTCTGCGATTTCTTGCGTCATCAATCGAACGTCAATTCCTTGGGTTATATCAACCACAAGACCGCGATCCCTGATTTCATGAAGCTTCTCAATGCAGTCAGGATCCGCAGTGATATTGTTGTCCAAGAGAATTAATACATTGCTCCTGGTATTCAGCAGATCCTCGATTCCAGCTACATGGTGCAGACGCCCCTCTTTCTTTGGCACAATACAAAATCCGCATTGTCTGATGCAGCCTCGGCTTGTGAATCCTATCCCGGCATTAATGATTTCTTCAGCCTTTCTGATTTTACTTTCTTTCTTTGCGATCCCGCCCCGAATCCTTGGAAGTATATCCTCGACAGTATATAGGTCATAATCAGGCCGGCATGCTTCGATTTCTTCCGGCAGGGTGTTAGTTATATCCCATCCTGTCCCGCCAAATTCGATATTCGGATATATTGCTTGTAACTTGGCTGCCTTTTCCCGGTTCCATGAAAATAGCACGGAGCAATATACCTTGTCATATTTCCTGCCAGGCTTCACGAATTCCACATGCTCGCCCTGGGCCTTATAGTATGTACTTATCTTCATCAGCGCAAGGTTCGGAATTTTCCCATCGTAGTCTATAAGTCCGATCATAAAGTCATCTCCAAACAAAAGCTTTTAAAGGTGTAGGTTTATTGTCTGATTCAGGATTCGGCTTAGAATCGTTGCTCGTATCACCTATAAATCCTAAAAAAGAAAGAACTGCAGCAATAAAAAGAAACCATTGAAGTGTAGCAATCACGATGATCCCCTCCTATTCAACAACACTAATATGAACCTTAACCAGAAGCCTTTCTGCAGACGGATACCCAGCCAGCGCTTCAATTATTTTCCCGATATCTTCGCAGGCTTTTTTGTTGACAGTCTCATTCAACAGGAATATCCCTTTACCCTGCTTTTTCTCAGGTCCGTAAGCCAGAAAAGAACCATAATCAGTAAAACGAAAATAACTGTCGCAGCCAAATAGTTGCGATCCGCTGGTTCATCCGGTTCCTCAGGAAGGCCCAGCAATTTATTGGCGATCTTCTCACCTATCCCTGCCGGTGGTTTGAAATCAATAACCCTGGCGGTTGCAGAGTTCACATATTCAAGTTATGTATCCGGCCTTCTCGAGCTTTTTATAGGCCAGCTTCTTGCAGTCGGCAAAATTAACGCTCTCAGGGATGTCGACGATCTGCGATATAACTTCCTTCATCGGATACTGCTGTGCATTGTGCTTCATCCAGTCGCATATGGCCTCAGAAATAACTGCATAATTACCTTTTGGCATATTAACCTCACCCCTTCTTTATAGAGCATCTGCCCCGAAAAGTACGACCTTAAGCTTGTTTACTAGTCTGTTCTTGTGCCGCCGGTACGTCCTCTCATCACAATGTAGCGCCTCCGCAATCTGCGCTGGTTGCATAAGGTCCCAGTATTTCATCGGAATAATATCATAATATTCGTCATCCTGTATCGTCTCCAGCGCCCGCTCTATCCGCTGTATCTCCCTTTTGGTACGCTCCATGCTCTCCTTACGCTCTGCAATATACCTTTCTTCCCTTGCCTCTGGGTCATGCATCCTATATCCCCCTTGAGATGGCTTGACTATGTCACGGGATTTCTCCGGCGGTAAAACAAGGCCGTTTTTTAGGTCCTCTTCGTCCTGGGCAACCTTCAGTTGTAGCGCAGGCAGCGAATACAGCAGCCGCTCCGTCTCCTTGAAGTAGTTCCGCTGCCCCGCCTCAAATTCTTTGTTCGCCCGAATGATGGCATCCACGGATTTTTTCACAGCCTCGTCTACGGATTTCCTGATGATATTCAATACCTCTTTTGATATTGCCGATTTTGCCATTTCAACCCCGCCCTCTCTTGTAATTTGTTCCATTTTTGTGTATAATAGAACTGGTGTTTGATGGGGCGAGAGCCCTTTTTTTATTGCTTTCAAACTTTTGTTTTTCATCATAGTCCTTTATAGTTAGGACACAATGTCCAATAACATTAGTCTGACACTACAGCTATCGTTACTTCACCTGTTTGATTATCTGCGAATTTAATGCCAAACTGTGGATCTAGCGTAACATCTAATCCTTCTTCTCTAGCTTGTTTAATTAATTCTTGAATTTTAATTTTGTAATACATAGGATCGTCTTTACTAAATCTCATATCTACCGCTGTTTACCTCCAAATAACCTGTTTTTTTTATTTATTTTCCTCCTCCAGACAAGCTGCCAGCAGGAGCAAATAATTCCGTGCATCGGCAATTCTCTGTTTCAATCCTTCGCCGCCTTCTGTGGTCCAGGTCCAAGAGTATTTTCCATACCGTACCGCCAAGGTTATGCTTTGTATGTGTTTCATCAAATACGTCAGTGCCACCTCCGCCGGTCGCAAACCCATAAAAGCCGCCACTTCGCGGAAGTTTTGCAGCCTATCCTCGTTAGACGAATACTCGCCTCGCTTCCAGTTCAGTATTCTAGCTTCGTGTACTAAAAATTCATCTCTTAAGTTTTCAAATTGTTCTGGTGTCATATAATCCCCCTCCTAACCCCACAACTTTTGCAAATCAAATATTGTTTGCTGCATTAAATACGGCTCAATTCTTTTTTCTGCCATCTTGCAATATTCCGGGTTCAATTCAAAGCCTATAAAATTACGTTGATGCATAGCTGCCACCATACCTGTTGTACCACTCCCCATGAATGGGTCTAATACTACTCCCTCCACCGGACAACCGGCTAATATGCAAGGTTCTATTAGTGCCGGAGGGAATACTGCAAAGTGGGCTTCGGGGAAGGGCTTGGTGGAAACTGTCCATACAGAACGCTTATTGCGGTTACCGTCCCCCGCTGTTCTGCTATCAATGTTTTCTTTTTGCCTTTTTAATATCGAAGGGTGATTACACGTTGCCTGTTTCTTGCTTCTCAATATTCCTACGTCTGTGCCACTTACGGCTTTTTCCTTTATCGCTTCGTTGTCATAATAGTATTGTGCTGACTTCGCTAACAGGAATATGTATTCGTGTGACTTTGTGCATCTATCTGTCACGCTTTCCGGCATCGGATTTGGTTTATGCCATATAATGTCTTGTCTCAGATACCAACCATCAGCACGAAGAGCAAAGGCTACCATCCACGGGATGCCAACTAAATCTTTTTCTTTCAGACCTACCAATTTATTTCCCCGTCTGGGACATGTGTCTGGTAAGTCTTGCTTTGTTTTTGATACAGTCTGTTTTACAAGAGCCTGTCCTTTGCCTGGACGGTAGTTATAATAACTATCCCCTAAATTCAGCCATAGCGTTCCGTCTTTACGCAACACCCTTTTAACTTCTCTGAAAACCTCAACAATTTTCGAAACGTATTCTTCGGGCGTGGATTCAAGTCCGAGTTGTCCTTCAACACCATAATCACGCAATCCCCAATAAGGTGGAGAGGTTACGCAACAATTTATTGAATTGTCATCTAACTGCTTTAAGCCTTCCAAGCAGTCCATGTTGTAGACCCTATTTACTTCTAACATCTTAACCTCCACTTTCGTAAAATCAGCGCTCGCCTCAACCCCACAACTCCTGTTCATTCCGCATTCTTTTCAATCTTCAGCTCCAATCCCGGAAACTTCGCAGCAAACATCTTCCTGGTCCGCCTAAACTCCTGCGTCTCAAATCCCTTTGTGTCGATGATTTCTGCTGTACCATCAAGATTAAACACAATAAAATCTGCCCTGTATGTGATTGGTCTAACATCGCCAAAACCTTCCTGCAACACAAATTCCGGCTGCCGACAAAAACCTCTTATTGTGCCAATTTTCAACTGCAGCTTTAAGTTACTGTAATAATCTGCCTCGAGCTGGCTGTCAAACAGGATTCCATCAACTTGTACCCTGTTGGCATTGTATTTTGACTTCTTGACCGGCGTTAAGATAAGCCCCTGCCCCGGCAGTTTGTTATTCTTGCGTAGGTATTCTGTGTATTGCTCTTCCGTCCATCTCATACTCACGATTCACACCCCACATTCTGATACTTTTCTCATCCGGCGTAATTGATCGCTGTTGGGTTGCCTGTGTAATACGGGCAATACGATTTTACAAACCTTTTCACTATGTCAATCTGTTTTTGCCTTATCTTTTTCAACTCGAAACCCTCCTTATAAGCGGCAATCCCGCCATCTTGCGGCGGTTATTGAATTCGCCAAAATAAGGCATGTCCCGCTCTTGAAATATTTTCTTTTCCATTTTTATCCTCTTTTTAAATCTACACAATTGGCCGTTCATATCCCAACTTTCGATATATAACTGCCTATTCGTTTTCACCGCTCCCATTCCGATCCCTCCAATTCATCAATATTTCCGCACATTCTTTTAACGCCTCACTCGCCTTTTTCAGCACGGATTTGTACCGCTCATTCTCTCGCCGTAAGGCCTCCACATCTTCCGGCGACAATCCACTGTCCTCGTATGCGGCAAGGCGGTTAACAAATAGCATATACCGTTTTTGGGGGTCAACGTGCGAAGCTACATCTCCGTTGCTGTTTCGTTTTGTCAACCTCTCAATCATCTTCCTTCCCTCCCAACAGCCAATCTTTCCAGCAATGCAAACAAGTTTCATAATCGCTACATTTACGCAAACGATAATCTGTTGGACATCTACTTTCTCCTATCATATCTACCGCCTTGTCCAATGCAGCGTTTAACCTTTCATTCTCCTGCTGCAAGGCTTCGATGGTGTCTATCAAGTCAAGACCATATTTTGATAATTGAGGAATGAGTGACGACGCTGTAACTTTGATACTGCGATTAAGATATTCTTTGACGTCCGCAATTTTCTCATCCGTCAACCTCACGTTATTCAACCTCCTTGTATTCCTCAAAATCCTTGCAATTCTTGCACTGTACTAAAACCTCATAAGTGTATGGGCTTATCCGATGTCCTCTGCACTTACCATTCACCCATTCAGCGTTACGGCAATGTTCGT